TAAGGCAAGGTGTACAAGCCATTGTGATGGTTCCAACTCATGAGTTAGCGATACAAATTACAGAAGTGTTTGATAAATTAGGTAAGTATACAGATGTAACAACCTTGGGTATTTACGGTGTTAGTAACGTTGTTGCTGGCGGTGCCATTAACCCTGGTGCTAAAGTAATGTCGGATAATACTGGTAAAGCTATTGCAGCATCTAGCACAGGCTTCGCGCTTGGTAAACACATTGGTCTTGTTGCCGCCGCTTCTGGTGACATCATTCCAGTGCTGTTAGGTAGCAATGGTCACTTCGCACTCAGCTAACACCCATTAACATAAATTAAGGAGAACTACTATGAATCCAACCCAAGGTGATGTGCATGTGAACGCACCGTTAACTAATATCTCGATTGCGTACATGCAAGACCAATCGAACTTTGTAGCAGATAAGATCTTCCCTAACATTCCAGTTGGGAAACAGTCTGACCGCTACTATACTTATGACCGTGGTTACTTCAACCGTGATGAGATGGAGCTTCGCGCACCAGGCACTGAATCGGCTGGCGGTAAATACACTGTTGATAGCACTCCGACTTACTTCTGTGATGTATTCGCTTTCCACCATGACATCCCAGATCAACGCCGTGCTAACTCTGACAGCGTACTTGCACCAGATGCTGAGGCTGTGGCGCTTGTTACTTCTAAAGCACTCATTAAACGTGAGAAAAGCTTTGTCACTAAATACTTCGCTGGTTCTTTATGGACTTCGGATGTTGATGGTGTCAGCTCAGGTGAGAACGGTTCAACAACTTTCCGTCAATGGAACGATGCTAACTCAACTCCAATCGAAGATGTACGACAAGCAAAAACAGCGGTACTTCAACGTACAGGCTTTGAGCCTAACCAGATGGTAATTGGCCGTCAGGTGTTTGATAAGCTTTGCGACCACCCTGATATTGTGGATCGTGTAAAGTATGGTCAAACTGCTGGTCGTGGTATTGCTCAGATTGACGTAAGTGATCTTGAAGCTGTGTTTAAAATCAGCATCAAAGTTATGAACGCTATCGAGAACACCGCTAAAGAAGGTCAAACAAACTCACATGCCTTTATCGGCGGTAAGAAATGTTTGCTTGTTTACGCTGCACCGGTACCAGGCTTGATGACACCAACAGCCGGCTATACATTCTCATGGAATGGCTTGCTGGGTGCTGCTGCAACTGGCCACCGTATCAAACGTTTCCGTATGGAAGCTCTTGAGTCGGATCGTGTTGAAATCCAAATGGCATACGACCAAAAACTCGTATCTGCTGATCTGGGTTACTTCTTCGATACAATCGTAGCATAACGGGGAGGCTGTTTATGGGATTACAACATAGACAGCCCTTCGTCTTCACTTCGAAGTTCGTTGCTCGGAAATCCTTTATCTTTGATGGTAAAGAGTATAAACCGGGTGACGACTTCAACCCTGAAGAGGTTGGCTGTGATGCTCGTAAGTTACGCAACATGTATAACGCGAGCCTATTATCTAACAAACCCGAAGGCGAAGAAAAAGCTAAGAAGGTTAAAGCTCCAACATTAGCTGATGATGAAGACGCTGAATGGGAAGCTAAACGTAAAGCTCGTAAAGAGAAACGTGAAGCTAAAAAAGCACTAGACTCTCTCGAAGTACCAAAGAAAAAAAGAAAGTAAATTAAGTGTCCTCATATGATGTCCAGGTTAATGCCATAGTAAAAGCCATGGGTGAGTTTGTCTCGAAACTCGGCTCTAAGCTTAATCTGGACATTGTGGGACAACTTAAAAAAGATACACCAATCGATACGGGTTGGGCAAGGATCAACTGGATTCCATCCATAGGTAAGACAGTCGATACAACCGCTGGAACTCGTGGTCAAGCTGAGCTCGGTCAATTGGACTCATCACCACAGAGCAATGGCATAGCTCAACTATTAGCGGGTTATAATATTAGAATGGGTAATATCTTTATAACCAATAATGTTAACTATATTGGAAAACTTAATGACGGCAGCTCAAGTCAAGCGCCTAGGGCCTTTGTTCAACAAGCTATTGAACGAGCCATAACAAATAATGGAGGTAGGTGATGACTACACTACCCGAAGCAACTGAAGCTATCTATCAAAGATTTGTTACCGGCTGGGATATATCCGATGCGGTGTATACCTTTGATGGTGAGCAATTCGAGGAGCCTGACGCTGAACCATGGGTACGTATCAGTGTTCGCAATGTAGGCTCTACTCAGGAATCACTCGGTCAAGTCGGTAACCGTAAGTTTGAACGTATAGCTTCCGTTATCTTTAATATCTTCACACCAGCCAACGAAGGCGTGGGCAGTGGTCTTGTCTTAGCACAGCTATTACTCGGACTATTTGAAGCGGTAAATTTCAGCGGATTAAGATTCTTTGAATCCGATGTTAGAGAACAGGGTACCGATGGTTTATGGTATGGGGTTGTGGTTGAGTCTAAATTCACTTATAATGAAACCAAATAGGAGGTTACTATGGGTCGCACGTTAACTAATAATACTGGCTTTGCTTATGCCATCGAATCATCTCTGGGAGTTCAACCTACATCAGGTTGGAAAACACTGGAGCCAAATAGCATTAAAAAATATGGTGCAGACATTAAGACGGTGTCTCGTGAACCAATTTCTAATCAACGTCAACGCCGTAAAGGCACTGTGGTTGACCTGGATAGTATGGTTGAATTTGATGCCGATTATACAATGGAGCATCTTACCGATTTCTTAGAAGGCTTCTTGTTCGCATCATTTAATGGTACAGACACCTTCCGTCCAACGGCTGTAACAAGTACTGGCTATACTGTAGCATCCGGCGGTGCATTACCAAACTCCACACTTGTCTATGCTCGTGGCTTTAATACAGCGGCTAACAATGGCTTAAAGGTTCTTGCCGGCACTTCAACTGGTACTGAGATTAAAACTTCAGGTCTTACCGCTGAGGCTTCGCCACCATCCAATGTAATCCTCGAGGTATGTGGTGTGCGGGGTGCTTCTGGTGATATACAGGTTAACTCAGCGGGTAATTTAATTGCCACTGCGCTTGATTTTACCACACTCGGTCTTACAGTTGGTCAAGTAATTTGGGTTGGTGGTGATGCCGCTGCTCAAACATTTGCTGTTGCTGCAAACCGTGGTTATGCCCGTATCACTGCTATCGCAGCCGGTGTACTTACCTTGGATAAGAAAGCCACCACCTTTGCTATAGATAACGGATCGGGTAAACTTATTGATATTTTCTTCGGTCGATTTGGCCGGAACGTTCCAGTAAGTGATGGTGATTATATTGAGCGTAGCATCCACTTCGAAGCGGCCTATGATAACTTAGCGGCAAACGGTACTGATACCATGTATGAGTACTCTGCTGGTAATTATTGTAACAGCCTGGAGTTCGACTTACCGCTCGCCGGCAAAGCAACGCTATCACTTGGCTTCGTAGGTACCGATACTGGCGTACCGACCGGTACACGCGCAACGGGAGGCAGCACCGCTAAAGCACCACTACGCACTGTGGCGTTAAATACTAGTGCTGATATTGCTCGTCTACGTATTACCGAGGTTGATGAGACGGGACTTACCACTGACTTTAAAACACTGAAGCTTAAGATCAATAATAACGTAAGTGGTGAAAAGGTCTTAGGTGAGCTTGGTCCTCGTTATTTAAATACGGGTAACTTCTTGATTGATCTTGAAGCTGATCTGTTATTCACTAACTCGGAGGTGATAGATGCCATTCGCAATAATACTACCGTTACAATGGACTTTGCTGTCCGTAATGATGATGGAGCTATGTTTGTGGACATCCCGTCGCTAACCTTATCAGGCGGCTCACGTGAGTTTCCGGTAAATGAGACAATTAGAGTAAAGACTACCGCTGAAGCTTTCCAGAATACAACGCTGGGTACTTCAATCGGTGTTTCACTCTTTCCGTATGTGCCTACCGCGTAGGCACTAATATCGGGGGTGATGGTCGAGACATCACTCCCACCTTTCTTAAACTTAAAGGAGTTTAACCATGAGTAAATTTAGCTATCTAGAAAAACTCGATGTCTCGGCCTCGAAAACAGTAGAATACACCATCAACGAGATTGATTCTCAACCTAAACTGCTTATCTCACCAGCTACCGAAGCAAACAAGCCATACTTCAATGCTATTCTTCGCCGAGCTCGTAAGAATAACAAAGCGGTGCAAGCGGGTGCAATCAATGTGGGTATCATTCAGTCTAACCGTAATGAAGATCGTGAGCTTTACGCTCAACACATCATTAAGGGTTGGGAAGGTGTAGTGGATGATAGGGGTAAGGTCGTAGAATTTAATGCCACCGATTGTCTAGAGTTTCTTCAGGCATTGCCCGATTATATCTTTGATGGTATTCGTGAGTTTGCAAGTAATCCACAAAATCATACATCTCAGGAAAGTATCGATGTTGAGACTACAGCAAAAAACTAACCGAGCGGCTGTTGTGGGAAATGCGCTGTTCTCGAGACAATTTCTCAATAGAAGCAGCAGCTGCAAAAGGTCGAGATCTTCCCGAGTGGTTTATGGACGAACCGTTCTTAGAACCTGGGGACGATTTCTACTTAAAAGCTTTCAGGGATTTGGACACATGCCGAGCTTATGGTATGTCAGCTGGTCCGATACCTTGGAAGGATATAGTTTATTACGCGGAAAGAAGTTTTCTAGACGAGGATCTAATAAACCCATTCGTCTATATCATCCGTGCAATGGATAATGGTTTCAGGGAGTGGTTAAACAAAGAATCAGAAAAGGCTAGTAATTAAATGTACACATTCCGAATAGTAATCCAGACCGAAGTCGAAGGTGCTATCCAGAACACTAGACGTGTGGACCGGGAACTTAATAATGTTGGCAAGACAGCTGACCGATTAAGGAATTTAATTAAGCAAGCATTTGTCTTTGGTGGTATAGGTTTCGGTATTAAAGAGCTAACTACTTTATCTGATACCTATACCAAACTCCAGAACCGTATTAGGTTAGTCACTAATTCTAATGAAGAGTTAGATCGAACTACTCAAAAGCTTTTTGACATCTCTCAGAGAACTCGTGCAAGCTTTGATAGTACAGTAACACTATATACCCGTATGGCTTCTGCAACTAAGAACCTCGGCCTTACTCAGAATGAACTTGCACGAATAGTCGAAACGGTAAACCAAACTGTGGCGATATCCGGTGCTACTTCAATCGAAGCTCAAAATGCACTGATT